AGTAGCCCAAACCAAGAACTGAGCACGGTTTGTGTTATTTAAGACCGTGTCAGAAAACAGAGATGCCTCTGTATAGTTTTGATTCAGCGTGGTACTGATCGCTTTTAAGCCGTAGCCAGCAAGGGTTGCAGCGTTAGCGGCTGATGTTCCTGCGCCAAACGTAAACGCCTCCCAAGTGCCGTCATCGGTGGTGTTATCGGTCACATAGATGTACTCAGCAATCCCAGAGGCGATCGATACGATCGTATTGCCAGAGAAGTCTGTAACCGTAAATGCGTTTGCGCCGATGTTACGGATCAGGACGCTTTGACCAGTCGAGACTTGCTGCGCCGATGGCATCACCAAGTTCAGGCTTGCGACCGTGGCAGTCACCTCGATGATCGATGCGACCACGTTAGTGTCATTGCCGTTTACGGGCCAAGCAAGTTCTAAATCAGCAGAGATCGTAAACTCTTCGTATCCTACCATTGAAGGAGAGAGAGTTTGACCTGTAAATGGGTTGATATATGACATATTTTCCTCTTACGAATCCACTGCGACAGCGGATCGGTCACCGATGCGGGTAACGTCTTCAGCCTTGAGCGCTGCCATCGCCATGTCGTACTTTTGTTGGAAGATCTGGCGCTGATCATCTTTTAGGTAGATCACAGCCTGAAGGAGCGTGCCAAAGAGCATCGCATTCGGGGCGTTATTGGTGATCCAGTTTGTCTGATTTTCTGACGATAACGGAGCCAGACGCTCGTAGTACAGAACCTCGAACTGGTAGTCATCATCAGGCGTCGGAGCGACCAGCCAGTGGTCGTAGTCATAGTCGCCGTAATAAATTGGCAGACCTGTCGAGCCTTCGTTGTTGTATGACTGTAAGTACTCAAACTTGCGCAAGAATACGGGGCTCTTTTGCGTGCCATTGTTCAGCGTCATTGAGACCGTCTTGCGCCAACGTGCAGGCTTTTGTATGACAGGGTTGCCCACGTTCATGTTGGCTTGGACGACTTGAATTTGACCAAGCGTCTTGACCTGCTGAGCAATCTCGAACTCAGCCAAAGTAATAAATGTGGGGATTCTTTCGACGACAGATGCGTCACTACGCTCAAGATATTGCTTGACCGTATTGACAAGATTATCGTAGGTAAGGGTAAATGAGGTCGTCATAGCGCTTCCTGTATGGAATTTGTCTGCGATTTATCACAAAGCGCCTTGTTTGCCATTTTACCCTCTATTGCCGCTGATTGAAATAGTCCATGATCTTCGAATACTTCATTTGGCGGTCATCTAAGCCATTAAATCCGCCATTAATACGTTTACACATGCCTTGAATGTCCTGAGCGTCGGCGAGCGTGTTGAGCTTATTGACATCCCAGAACCATCCTGCGGACTCGGCGGCGTACTTTGGCTGCTCGACAATCTCAGGTTTAGTCAATGCCTCGTTGTCACAAGCCATCGAGTAGGCAACGTAATTATTCTTGCCTGTGAGCTGAATCAAACCCCGTCCAATGTACTTCCAACCGTCACCAGAGGCTTCGTCGCCATTACCCATGCGGCTGGAGTACACCTTGTTGGCAATCTTCTCTGGCTGCATTGCGTATGCTTGAGCCACCTCAATCGAGGGGAAGCGACTAGACCAGACCCGCATCAAGCTCGCAGCGGAGTAATTAAGGTTCTCTTTGACGAACTTGAAGCCACCCGACTCGTGCGCAGTATTGCTCAGGAATCCAGCGATACGGAAGGGGGAATCGATCGCAAAGCGCTCGCAGGTCTCATTGAGGGCGTCTGCCCACTTCTCAGCGAGCTCAGGCGTTGTGATCGTTAGGAGCATTTCCTTACTTACCAGCATTTTCAATTTCCTTTGTTTTGCGCCGCTCGACCATGTCGGCTACTTTTTCAACAGTCCTGCCACCAAAATAGAAGCTCATTATGATGATCCCCCACTGACCTAGGAGCTCCACGTACTGCTTGTGGGTCTCCAGATCAAAGGCGCTCATCAAGGCAAAGGTGAAATACCCCGCCAGAATGATTAGGAGGGTCATAGGGCGGATATTCTTTGATAGCCAACTGTCGCTACTCATGTCGGACGTATGGCGCTTGGTAAGCTCCTGCTGCTCTTGCATATCTGCATTGAGTTGTGCAAGTTGACCAGACTGCTGAAGCTCTAACAGCTTGAGCTTTGCAGCTTCCGCAGCGTTTGCGTCAGGAAATATCTTATCAATGATCTTTGAGCCAATACCTAAGATGTCGAGGATCATAATTTTAGCCCCTTAAACCATTCGACAAGTTGCGCCCACTTCTCTTTGATCCAGTTCATTTGTCCATCTCCGATGCGGCTAGAATAATGCGGGTTTTAATAGATGTAAGGTCTGATGGTTCTGCTTTAAATCCCACTGCAATGTATCCTGCAAACCTGCCCATTTCGTTTGGTATTGATCCACGGCACATATACGTTACACCTACCGACTTTGCCCACTCACCAACAGGGCTTGATGACTCAAACGGCTTACAGGCTATTTCATTGTTCAGCATAGAAACAACGTCAGCGTTTCGTGCGGGTGACTCATTAAACAACGACACAGTCACACCCTCTAGCTTATGGTTGCGCTCACCGTTGGCAATAGCTAGAACTGTAGTCCGGCTGTTGGTAGCAAGGTTTACTTTGTTTACGACGATACCAACAGCGTTTACATCTTTGACCAGCCTGCTTGCCAATGGCAAAAGCTCGTCATGTGTCTTTAGTTGCGGCATTGAGCTGTTGCTACTGATTGCTGCCAGAATGACCTGTCGGCTGTCCCAAGTCAGATAGCCCAAGAAAAATATAGTTGACAGCAGGATGACGGAAACAAGTTTAAATGGGTTATCTACCCACTTAATGAGGTCTAATATTGCGTCTATCATATTCTGTTTTTGGACGGGCTTAGCACGTGTGACAGGTGCTTTTCTAATGGGTGCTTTTTTAGCAACAACCTTTTTAGCCGCAACCATTATTTATCTGCCTTGCTGTCCATCTTTTCAAACAGACGGTCTAGCAGCATCTCAATCCGGTCAAACCTCTTGTCCATGTCCGCTCGAAAGCCATCGACCTCAGACTTCTTAACGTAAATATCAGAAACATGAAGCCGCATATCTGACATCTCCTTACGGAGTTCTTTTACAGAATCCCAAAGCTGACGGGCAAACCACCCACCGACTGCGAGTAGTGTTCCTGCCCCAATGTTGATGATTATTTGCCAATCCATTCTTGCCTCAGATGTTATTTTGGTAAAACCCAATTTTTGCAGATGGGAACACGTATGTCCACCCATGCCCAATGTTTCCGCTCACCCAATTCGGGTTGTCGTTTGTAATGTAAATAAACGCACCGCTGCCGTCATTGACCCGATTGCCTGTCATGTACACCCGATTGCTGCCTGTCACTAGCACGATGGGTTGGTTGTATTGGATCGGTGCGGTTTCAATGATGTTGTTTGAGAGGTGAATTACGTTCGTTCCGTCTGCCGCACCAAGCAACTGAAATGCGCTGGTCTGAGCTTGGAACTTACAGTTGGAGACTTGGATTGAGTTGTTGCTCATGTTCCCACCTACGGAGAACTGTGCGCTTCCTGCGCAATTAAAGTTGCAATTGTCGATCTGCAACGAGCCATCAGACATGTTCTCCATGAGCATGAACGGCTGAGTCTGAGCGCTTGCGAAGTAGCAGTTTGCAAACTGTAGGTTTCCACCAGTTTGGTGTACGCCCCTTAATGTAGGAGTTCCTGCCAAGGTGATGTAGGAGTTTGCAATCTGCAAGGATCCTGCCGACATCCTGATGCCATTGAAGGTATCAAATCCTGAGTCGGACATATAGACCCAAGGGTCACCCGTAGCGCCGCTGCGAAGGTTCAGACCAAGGCTAGAGATATTTAAAAACTCATGGATGATCAGGCTATCTACACGCCCAACATCCATCGCTTTTGCAACACCAAAGAATATCCCAGTCTGCCCCTGCGTCATGTCAAAGCACCAGAAGTGGAACTCATTGACCCTGACGGTATCGAGCGAGCCATCTATCGTGATGCCTGTACCAAAGACTGACATCTCCAACAGCTCGATGAACGCACCGCCACAGTTTCCTGTCATGTCGATGCCGTTGATGCCTTTTGTGATCTTTAGGCTTTCAATGGTGAATCGTGGGGTGTTTACGGCGTATATAGCGACAGGGTACTGAGTAAGCTGAGACCAGTCGCTTGTGTCGGGCTGCGCAAACACCATACCGAAGTCTTGGAGTTGCGGACCTTCTTCGCCACAGGCAAAGATCAGCACGCCTTGCGCTGCGATGTTGAATGTTGAGTTGATCAATAGGCGTGACTGTGTGCGTCCATCGCCAGAAATCATCTGACCCGCCTGAGTAAACGTCAGTGGGCTATTGATGAGGTAATCACCCGTAGGGATATAAACGTGCTGCCCAGTGCTAAGCGCTGCCTGTAAAGCCGCAGAATCGTCGGATAAACCATTGCCGACAGCGCCGTAGTCCTTGACGTTTATCATGCGTTGTAGGTTGATGAGCTAGTGAAGGTATGGATGGTGTAACCACCAGATGACGTTACAGTACCGCCAGTTCCTCGTTGTACGCCA